ATTTGCAACTACGATTTGTTGAACAGAATATGTAGTTGAGTTGATAATAGGAAGGTTAAAGTCTTGTGCTGCAGCTGTGCTTACACCTTTGTAGACAGCTAATAAGCGGTTAGCTTGATTAGTGCCTAGTTGGGATGGGTGAGCTGCAACGGTGGTTGCTGGGCCTGGATTCGCCATAATAAATTTTCCTCTTTTTTGTTTTCTAAATAGAGGGGATTTTACTCCCCCCTGTCCGTTATATTACTTACGCTGCTACTCGGCAAGCTAACTCTGGGTAGAGTGGCGCCCAACCATAAAGAACATCAAGACGAGTTGGAATTGAGTCATTATTAATTGTGTATTGACGAACAACACGCATTGAAAGACCAATTTCCTTGTCAGATGCACGACCTGCAAAATGAACGCCATCAGGTAACTCAAGATCAGCTACTGCTAATGTAAATGCATTTTTGTGCATAATGATGTTTTGTGGTGATACTGTGCCTGTATTGTTAAATGGTGTAACAGATTGTGAACCAGTTGAAGTTACTGATACGTTTTGGAATTGACCTGCAGTAATAACTGCTGGTGAAACGTTTACAGTAGCTGAACCTGATGAACTGATTGTTACAGGTGAATTAACAACAAAGTTACGGAGCTTGTTAGAACCATAAGCTTGACGGTTTTGTGGGTTAACTGCATATACACCAGCGATAGTAATAACATCACCTTGATTTAATGAAGCACTAGCTGCAGATGTAGCTGCAATAGTGATGTTTGAGCTTTGCGCCCAACCACTTGTCAAGAAACCTGTTGCTGTTGTTACGTTGCATGATAATACTGCTGAAGAGTATGAACCAAATGTTTGTGAAACAACGTTTTGATCCATTTTCCAGTTCATACCACCTGAATCACGACCCATTAGACCTTTTCTATATTGTTCGCCAATTGCTTCTTGTGGAACAAAAAGACCTTTTAAGCTATCAACAATAGTTGCTGATGTGAATGGCTCAACGATACATGATCTACGACCATCTCTTGGAGCGCCTTCAGCGTCAAGGTAAGCACCTGCTGTTAAGTAAGTGATTAAACCTGTTGGAGGTGTGCCTGCTGTGCCAACGATGTTAGCTGTGTTGTTTTTAGCCATTACAAGACCATCACGATCAATCTTGTTAGCGATAGCTGCAACTGCTGGTTTAAGAACACGATCAGAGAACATATCTAAAGATAATGCCAAGTCTTGTGTTGTAAATTGTGTATCAACGTGGAACTGTGTTGATAATGTTACTGGAACTGAAGTTTCATTGAAATCTTCAACGTTAAGTGCTGGGCCAGTAGTTCCGATGAAACGACCTGGACGTCTTACGTTCACAGTATTACCGATTTTTGCACCTACAACAGCGAATTGGTCATCGTAGTTACGATCAACTTCTGAAGTAAATGTTAATTCATTTTCCAAGACCATCAATGCTTCATTGGTGATCTTGCTTATGGTTAGTAAATTATTAGCCATTTGTTTTCCTTAATTAATATATTTAATGGCCTACTACCTAATTTTCCCAGCTTTTCTCGATTCACGCCATTGTTGATAAGTGCCATGGAATTCACCATCAGACCCTACACCAACATCAGCAACCGCAGAACTTGTCTTTATGGGACTAATAGGAGCAGGTGCTTTGCTTTTGGCTACAGAAGGTTTTGTTTCAGCTTCAGCTTTGGCCTCTTTAGGTGTTTCTTTGGCTTCAAACCTTGCTTCCAAACGACCAATAGTGCGTAGAGCTTTAATCATAGGCATACCAGCAATTTCTTGGGCTAATTCGTCATTTTCTGCTAGATGATATAGTATTTTAGGGCCTTGTTCAGACTCTAAAATAGCGTCTGTTACATAGTCAGGGACTTGAACAGTAGCTGATTGAACCATATCATCAAAATCAGGTAATTCTGATTTAACTTCTAGCAGACGTTTTTGCCAAGCAGATACTTTATTATCGTATTCTTCTTTAGCCTTCTTCTCTGCTTCTTGCTTATCTCTATTCTTTAAAGCCTGTTCCGCTGAATATTCAGCCAATGCCTTTGCATATTCAAAAGCGTCAGTAAACTGACTTGGCTGTGGCTCAACATCTTCCTCAACTTGTGGTTTTGGATTAGATTTTGCCTCATATTCCTTGAGTTTGGCTTCTAAACTTTCCCTTTGCTCTCGTTCTTTTGCAGCAGTTTCCTCTGCTAATTTACGAGCCTTTGTAAGTTCAGAAAACCTTTTCTCTAACTTCGGATTTGGTTTCTTTTCTTCTGTTGCTTTTGTTTCTGTTTCTTTTGTTTCTTCAGGTTGCGGTTCATTCTGATCTATTGCTTCCTCTGTCGGCTCTGCGGTTTCTTCAACTACAGCCTCAACAGGTGCTTCTTCAGCTAAACCCAATCTATTTGCATAAAACGCCTCTGAATTTTCAGAAGTTAATACTTGTCCTGCTTCTCTTTCTGACATGGATAACTCCAAGATTTTTACCCAATGTAATCCATTGGTAGATATTTTGCCTTTATACTACAAAATTACTTAATACTCAATTGCAAGTTATATAGCACGTTCTGTTGTTTCAGCACTAGCCATTCTTGCTTGTTCGTGATCCATTCTTGCTAATAGGATTGCTACTTGAGCTTTTAATTGTTCAATTTCAATCTGTGTATCTGTTTTTGTTATAGTGTCATGTCTACGTTCAGCGTCACGCAATTCAACATCATGTGTTTTAGCTGTTTGTTTCATTAATTCACGTTTAGTAGCGCCATCTTCTTTAACTTGTGTAACAGATTTATTAAACTGTAAATCTAATTGTAATTGTTGAATAGCTTGTTGCATTTGTTGGACTTGTGCCTGTGCTTGAGCCAATTGCATTTGAACTCTTGGTGGCACTTTAGACTTATCGTCAATTTTAGCCAATGGATTATTGACTGCTAATCTGTCTGCAATAGTTTCAGCGCCTGGGAAATCCATGTTTCGAATCATTAAATCGCCAGCTTGTTGGATTAAAGCTGGGTCTGCAGCAAATAATTGCATCATAGCGTCAACAGCTTCTTGGCGTTTAGAGTTATAGCCTGGGCCTGTATCCATAACTACATCATATTCGCCTACTGTTACATCATTAAGAATTTTAGTTACGCCTTCTTCGTCTTGACCATATTCATTAATAGTTAAGATTTCAGGCTTTCCATCGTCACCAATAATACGCATGACTCTTTGTCTATCATAAATATGTGGGATTAAGTCTAGGATTACACGACCTGTTTGACGGATAGAACGAGTTAAATTGTCATAATAGTGGAAATTGGTTAAATCAACTTGTTGTTGCTGACCTTGTAGGGCTTTTCCTGAAATATTGCCTGTTGGTAATTGAGCAGGGTCAAATATACCTACCACTTGCATTAAATCTGTGGTCATTGATTGAGCAGCCGCCATAATACCTGCTGGTGGTGGTTCAGGTTGTAATCTTTGTGGAGCAGGTGCAGGTTTACCATCAATATCTGTTTGTTTGTAGCGTAAAACAGGCATAGATTTAATATTAGCCATAGCCCATTCGTTCTCATGGCCTTCATCTTGACCTTCAGCTAACAACCATTTAGCTTTAGGTGCTAACGCTACGGACTCGGTTAAAGAAGTTTGCCAAAAGTTATACATTCTTTGTGGGTCTTTGGCCATTCTTACAATACCAAATTTCTTTTTCTTATTCTCTACTACAGTTTCTTGACCATAAACAGGAATAATAGGAATGTATTTACCTGCCCATTCGCCTTCTTCCAATACTTCCATAGATGTTAGTTTGCACCATTTAATCTTTTTCTCGTATGAATTTCTTGATTCTACGATTGTAATGCCTGCCATGTCTAAAACATCTTGTGGTGGCAATTCTGATGACTTAACTGTTGTTCCGTCTGATAATAAATGAATCTTAATAGGATTGCGTTCAGTATAGAAGTATTCAGCTAGTCTAATATCCTCTTTCATAACCCATTCAGGATTAGTGTCGCCTGTGCCTCGCATTGTGAATCCTTGCTCAACTTCGGCATTGGGATACATTTTCTTGAAATTGTCTTTAGAGATAACTGTGGTAATCAATACTTTTTCTGCGTCTGATCCATCAGGCATGACTGAATTAGGGTCAAAGTAAACAGTAAAAGGGTTATCAATAGCTCTAATATAGATTTCTTGGTCAAATGAATCGTCTTTAACGTAGTCTGTAGTTACTCGCCAATATCCCCAACCCATACGAACTGCAAAATCACCAGCTTTGTCATAAGCTTGGTCTGCATCAGATTGGACTTCAATGTGACGGAAAATGCCTGAAATGATCTCGGCCATTTTAGCGTCTGATTCATTATTCATGCCATGCGCTTTCATGCGAGGGCGTTGTTGACGCATTTGGTTAGTTAATTGACGGCAATAGGCATCAACTTTATTGACGGTTAAACATGGTCTTGCTTCTAAAACTCTACTATTTTGTATTTCAACAGGCCATTGGTCACCTGCTGCAAACTTTAAATCCTCTAACGCTTCACTTCTATTCATTTGGTCTGCTTCATTAGCAAACTGTAAGAATTGAATCGCGTCTTGGATTCTTGGGTCATTATCAACAACTTGAGTTTTTTTCATTCGTGCCATGTTCTATCCCATCCAGCTTACGCCAGGAGTGTAAGTTTGTTTTTGAGTTTTACGTTCTTTTTTATCTTGAATCATTAATCCAATATATCTAAATGCGTCAGCTCCATGTGAATAAACATCATGGAGTGGCGTTCTGCTAAATTGACCTGAATCAGGGTCAACTTCATATCGGTAATGACGCAAGCATTGTAACCCATCTGCGCAATTTTCTCTATCAAAATAACAAGAACTGAATATGGTTCGTGCTGCGTTTATGGAATCAACCACAGGAACTCTAGGTAAAATGTTAGTTTTATATCCTGCGGCTCTTACAATATCGTCAATAGAACGACCATTAGACGCAATATTTTTGCTTTCTGCATCATGTGGTAAGTGAATAGTGTCGTAAACATAGCCTAATTTTTGCAGTTCTTGCAAATAATGGCTCATAGTTTTTTGCGTATCTTGCAAATAATTGATTAATCTTGTTTCCATGCCTATGAATTGAACAAACCAAATAGCTGTGTG